GGGGAGGCGGTAAGCAATGGCGAAGCGGAAATCTGGCCCTAAAAAGGCGAAGCCGCACGGCCCACAGTCGGCGCGATCCCAACAGCGGGTGCTTCACAGGCAGCGGCAAGCGCAGGCCTTGGAACTCCGTTTGGCTGGGCAGAATTTTGAGCAGATTTCCGCTGCGCTCGGTTATAAGACGCGCAGCGCATCCTACAAGCTGGTCGAGTCTGCCCTGGAGGAGATGATTCGGGAGCCTGTCGAGGCGGTGCGTCAACAAGAACTGGCGCGACTCGACCGGTTGTTGCTCAGTGTGTGGACGCAAGCGACAACGTCAGGGCCGTATCAGTTGCCTACGATTGACCGCGTGCTGCGGATCATGGCGCAACGTTGCTTCTATGTGACGGGGCTGAAAGTCCCGGAGACCGTTGCTGAGGTACGCCCGGATGGGACGAGCGTCTACGATCCACAAGTCGCAAGTCAGGAATTTCAGCAGCTCATGGAAGCCTTGACACTGCGTTCTCGACAAGAGGCCGAGGAAGAGAGGGAGCATGCCAGCCCTCCTCGATGACACCATTCTTTCGCCGGCGCAACGCCTGGCACGGCTGCCAGCGAGCGAGCAGTCCGCCATTTTGCAGCGGCTTGCGGTCCAGGGGCAAAGTCAGCTCCGCTGGGATTGGGAATTCTGGGCACGCCCAAACCAGTTGGCGCCGCCTGGGGCGTGGCGGGTCTGGCTCCTCAATAGCGGGCGTGGCTTCGGCAAGACCCGAGCGGGGGCAGAATGGGTGCGGCAGAAAGAAGCACAGGGGGCACGGCGGATTGGCCTGATTGCGGAGACCGCTGCCGATGCACGCGATGTCATGGTGGAAGGGGAATCGGGGCTGTTATCCTGCTATCCGCCCAATGACCGCCCGCGCTATGAGCCGTCGAAGCGGCGCATTACTTGGCGCAGTGGCGCCGTGGCCACGACGTTTTCTGGGGATGCCCCTGACCAGTTACGCGGACCGTCTCACGACTGTGTATGGGCGGACGAGGCCGCGAAGTGGAAGTACTTGGATACCGCGTGGGACATGATGGACTTTGGGCTGCGTATTGGTGTGCATCCCCAGGCGTGCGTGACCACAACCCCGCGTCCTATTCCGTGGCTACGACGGATGATGGCGGAGGCGCGCAGCGGTGCAGGGCAGGTGGTGTTGACGCATGGGTCAACGTTTGAGAACCGCTTGCATCTGGCGCCGGGCTTTGTCGCGAATATCCTGTTGCGTTACGAAGGGACGCGCCTTGGGCGGCAGGAGTTGTATGCGGAAGTCTTGGAGGATTACGAGGGCGCGCTGTGGAACCATGCGCTGCTGGAATCCTGCCGGGTCACGAAGGCGCCGCCGTTGCAGCGGATCGTCGTGGGGATTGACCCTGGGCACCATGCGGGTATTGTGGTCGCAGGGCTAGGGGAAGATGGGCATGGCTATGTACTGGAAAACTGTTCCTTATCCGGCACGCCGACCGAGTGGGCAAATCAAGCGATTGCCGCGTACTATAAGTACCAGGCGAATACGCTGGTGGTGGAAGCGAACCATGGGGGCGAGATGGCCGAGTCAACGTTACGCACCCTTGATCCCACCGTGGCCATTCGGACGGTGTGGGCGAGTCATTCGAAGCAGGCCCGAGCTGAGCCGGTCTCGGCCCTTTACGAACAGCGGCGCGTGCACCACGTCGGGATGTTTGCCAGTCTTGAAGATCAGCTGACGAGCTGGGCACCGGGGGAAGGCGCTCCCTCACCCGATATGCTCGACGCGCTGGTCTGGGCCTTGCATGATTTGATGCTCACGGGCCAGGCGCTCCCTGATCTCGATCTCGGCGGCGCCTTTGCCGATGTCCGCGTCTCTCCCTGGGCTTTGGGCTAGAAGAGGTGATGCTATGGCTGAAAATGGCGCAGTGCTTGGCGCGAACGGGGCAGCGGTTGCGCCTGCGGAGCTGCCGTTTGTAGAGCTGGGCAGCTCGGGCTTACGCCAAAGTGGCGGGGTCATAAGGGAGGAGTTTCTCCGCGAGCTGAGTGGCCCGCGTGCGGTGCGGGTCTATCGCGAGATGTCGCAGAATGACGCGATTGTCGGGGCGGCGCTCTTTGGGCTTGAAACCTTTGTCCGCCGTGTGGGCTGGCGCCTGGAGCCTGCGGATCAGTCGGGAGAAGCCCTCCGTCTCGCCGATCTAATGCAGGACATGTTGTTTGAAGACCTCTCCCAGTCCTGGCCTATGCTCCTCAGCGAAATATTGAGTTTTCTGGCCTATGGCTTTTCCTATCATGAGATTGTGTATAAGCGTCGATCTGGCGCAGTGCCACCCCGCGGGAGTGAGCAAGACCCGGCCTGGGCGGCGAGTCGGTTCAGTGACGGGCTGATTGGTTGGCGCAAGTTTGCCCCACGGAGTCAGGATTCCTTGTTGCGGTGGGAGTTTGGGCCGGAAGGTGGCTTGCGCGGCTTCGTGCAACAGGATAGCTTTGCAGCGCGCGGCTCCGTGCTGATCCCTATTGAGAAGAGCCTGCTGTTTCGCTTGACCGCGTACAAAGGGAACCCGGAAGGACGCTCAGTGCTGCGGACGGCGTATCGCTCCTGGTACTTCAAGCAGAAAATAGAGGCCTTCGAGGCGATTGGCGTGGAGCGTGACCTGGCGGGTATTCCGCTCCTGGAATTGCCGGTGGAGTTGTTTGGCTCCTCACTTACCCCAGCCCAGGCGGCACAGTTCCAGGCGTTCAAGACGCTCGGACGCAACGTGCGCAACGATGAACAGGCCTGTATTCTGTGGCCATTGGCCTATGACCAGGAAGGCAACCCCCGCTATAAATTCTCGCTCGTGTCCTCGGCAGGCTCGCGCTTGATGGACACGTCCAAGATTATTGAGCGCTACGACACCCGCATCTTGCAAAGCCTCATGGCCGATATTATCCAGGTAGGGCAGGGGCAGCGCGGCTCACAGGCGTTGGCGCAGACCAAAAGCGACTTGTTCCTCATGGCGGTCACGGCCTTTATTGACGCGATTGCAGAAGTGTTTACGGTCCATGCTTTCCCCAGGCTCATGGCGCTCAACGGCTGGAATGATGCCCTCCGCCCGACGCTGGTGCCTACGAAGTTGAAGCAAGTCGATTTTGAGCAGTTTACGGCAGGGATCAAGAACCTCACGCAGGCCGGGTTCATGCTGGGGCCGGAGGACGAGGCCTATGTACGAAGTGAACTGGGGTTCCCCGAAGCACAAGAGGGGGCAACGCCGTGATGACTACGCGCTTCCCCACCAGCAAGGCCCGTTTTGTGGATACGCCCTCCCCAGACCCGTTCTGGCGTACACTGCACCGCCTCGCCGATGCCGCCTACCCTGAGCTGCGTGATGCCCTCGAAACGGTCCTCACGCAAGCCGGGTTGAATATTCCGCTTGAGGTGCTGACGCAGTATCTGGCGAGTGGACCGCCCACGCTCGCCATTACGGCGCTCGAAGAGGCATGGCGGACTGGGGGTGCCCCCGCCTTGCAAGACGTGTTTGAGACCCAGCTTCCTCCCCTGGTGACCAGCGCTGCCCAGGCGGCGCAGGGGACGGCGGGAGTGACGGTCGCGTTTGCCGTGACCGATCCGGCGATCCTGTTGGCAGTCGAAGCCTATGGTGCGGAGCGGGTGACCGCCATTGCCGAGACCACGCGCGAGGCTATCCGCGCGGCGACGTCCACCGCCTTTCAGACGCATCAGAACGTGGGGCAGTTAGCGCGGACGATTCGGGAGTTGGTGGGGTTGACTCCACGGCAAGCCGAGAGCGTGGTCCGCTATCATGCCGGGCTGCTCGCGGAGGGGATGCCTGCCAGTCGCGTCGAGACGCTTGTGGCACGGCAGACGCAGCGCTTGATTCGTCGGCGGGCGGAAGCGATTGCGAGAACAGAAACGATCAGTGCCGCTAGCGCTGGCCAGCACTTACTGTGGCAACAGGCGCAGGCGCAAGGCTTGGTGGATGCGCAGATTCGGCGGTGGTGGATTTTAACGCCTGGCGCTTGTCCGAAGTATTGTGTGCCGATCCCTGATTTGAACCCTGATGGCGTGGGGGTGAATGAGCCGTTTCAGACGCCGATAGGGCCGGTCTTGTATCCGACCGTTCACACAAATTGCCGGTGCGCGGTGGCTCATAGTGATATCCGTCCAGAGGCGTACAATTGACACGAAGTCGTTTTTTTCGTACCTTCTTGCCATCAGCTTTGTAGAGGAGACGTCTCTATGCCCTACCGGACCAACGCTGCCCTTCCCGATGGCGTCAAGAACGTCCTGCCCGCGGCGGCACAGACCATCTGGCGCACGGTGGCGAACAGTGCTGAAAAGACGTACGGCGACGATCCTGAGCGGGTGGCGCGCACGGCCTGGGCTGCGCTGAAGAACGCGGGCTGGGCGAAGGGTGACGACGGGGCGTGGCATAAGGTGAGCAAGGAAGAGCTCGAGCCGTTTACCATCCGCAAGATTGATCCAGAGCGGCGCCTCGTGTTTGGCTGGGTCTCTGTGTGCGTCCTCAAGTCTGGCGAAGAGGTCACGGACTTAGAAGGCGACCGGATTGATATGGAAGATTACGAGGACGCCGTCTATGAGTTCAACCTGCTCGGGCGTGAGGCCAATGCGGTGCATCAGGGGGAGACGATTGGCTATCTGGCAGAGTCCCTCTTTATCACCAAGGAAAAGTTAGCCGCGATGGGCTTACCCGAAGATGCCTTGCCGCTCGGGTGGTGGGCGGGGTGGAAGGTGTTTGATGACGCGGGGTGGCAGAAAGTGGTCAGTGGCGAATATAGAGCCTTCTCGATTGAGGGCACAGCGATTAGGGAGCCTGACTAATGCCACGAGTGAAAAAGCTGAAATTAGCCAAAGTGGCGCTGTGTCCACGCGGGATGAATCAATACGCCGCGATCACTTTATATAAAATGCTTGACGAGTTTCTCGGCTCCGGGGACGTTGAACCCTCCCCGCCTCCGGGTGAAGCGGTTCCTGAAGATGTGGAGAAGGTCGGGCGCGCGATCTCCCGCGCTCGTGCACAGCAACTCCGTGCCGCGATTGATGCACTTGAGCAACTGCTTGCGGAGGCGGATGGACAGAAAGGAGCCGACATGGCTGATGAAGAAGCAACGATGGCCAAAGCGCTTGAGGACCGTCTCGCCAAGGCTGAGGCTGAGGTTGAACGGCTGACGGCACAACTGGCGAAGGCGCAGCAGTCGCCCGAGGATCAGGAAGCCGAGTTTCTCAAGAGCTTGCCGGAGTCTGTGCGGAAACGCTGGGAAGCCGATGCGATTGAGAAAGCCGCGCTGCGGGCTGCCCTTGAGGTGGAGAAGGAGAAGCGCGAGAGGTCTGAGTACATCGAAAAGACCGCCACGTACCGTCAGGCTGGCCTGGCTCCTGATGATTGGGACGTGCTCAAGGCGCTGGATACGCTCGACGAGAAACCCCGCGAGCGCGTATTGACCTTGCTCAAAGCGCTGGGCGAGCAAGTGAAGACGAGTCAGCTCTTCCGCGAGGTGGGTACGCGGCAGACTGGCGAGTCCGTGGGGGAAACGGCCGCCGCGCAACTGGAGCAGCTCATTACGGCAGAGCAAGCGAAGGGCGCTGATGTCCCCTATACGAAGGCGTTTCAAGCAGTCGCCAAGGCACATCCGGCACTCTACGAGGCGTATACCCGTGAAATGCAGGGGCGGACGAAAGTCTAGGCTCGCTCTGTGAAAGGAGAGACAGTATGGCCACAGAAGGGGTAGCAGTCCCCCTGAATTTTCTCGCGGTGACTGACCTCAGCGCGAAACAGTTTTATGCGGTCAAAATGAGCGCCAATAATACCGTGGCGTTGTGTGCAGCGGCCACCGATCTCGCGATTGGGATTCTGGTCAACAAGCCGAATGGCTCAGCGAGCGTTCCTGCTGCGGCTGCGGTCTATGTGGGGATCGGGCGGCACTCCGCTGCCGTTGATGGGACCACGGATATTGCCGCAGGCGATTGGCTGGGAACGAGTAGCGCCGGGACGTTGGTCAAAAAGGCGACTGGCGATTACGGCATTATCGCGATTGCCCTGGAATCCTGCACCACCAATGGCGTGGAAATTAAAGATGTGCTTGTGATCGGCCCTGGCTTCTACGCTTCGGCTGGTGGCTAAACACTGCGCGGGATAGCCGCAGAACGATAGGAGGTACACTTTGGCCGAGTTCACTCAGCACGATTTCTACGTAGATACGTTACTCAGTAATATTCTGATTGGGTATAAGAACCCGCTCTATATTGCGCGGGAGATCTTTCCGATGTCGCCGGTGCGTTTCCCCACAGGGTATGTGCCGCGCATGAACCAGTCCGACTGGTTCCGCAACCTGGCGCATCAGCGGGCGGCAGGCACGCGGTCTCGGCGTTCGGCGTTCACCGTGGACAACACGATGACGTATGCCGTCAAATGGGCCTCGTTTGGCGTCGAGATTCCTGATGTGGTGCGGGATGCCCAGATGGACCCGTACAATCTGGATCAGGCGGCGAGCGAGTTTGCAACCGACAAGATTCTGATGGAGCAAGAACTCTCGTTTGTCTCGACGGCTTTTACCACGTCGATCTGGGGGAACACGGACCAGACGGGTGTCACGTCAGGGCCGACGACGAATCAATTTGTCTACTGGTCTAACTACGCGACCTCGACGCCGTTGCAAGACTTGACGGCGGGGATGGATACGATTGAGGGCAAGATTGGGCGCGAAGCCAATACGATGACCATGGGCAAGCAGGTGTGGTCTCAACTGAAGTGGCATCCTGATTTGCTCGACCTGATTAAGTATACGGAACGTGCCTTGATGGGCCCGGAACTCTTTGCCTCGATCATTGGGCTAGATCGGGCGTTGATCGGGCGTGGGATTTACACGACCGCAGCGGAGGGGACAACGGAAGCAAGCGTCACGTATACCCGAATCTGGGGCAAGAATGCTTTGCTCACCTACACTCCAAGCTCGCCAAGCTTGATGGACCCTGCCGCAGGCTATACGCTCGCCTGGCAGCGCGTGGCGTCTCCGCTGGGCTATATTAAGCGCATGCGTGATGAGCAGTCCGAGACGGATATTATCGAGGGGAACGGCTTCTATCAGCACAAGGTGACGGCAGCCAATAGCGGGCTGTTCTATAACGGCGCCGTGGCGTAAGGAGCGCGTCTATGCCGGAGCTGTTTCGCATTCGCCGGGGGGGCAGTTGGCACTACAACGGCCATCCGTCTGACCCTGGCTTACTGCTGACCCTGGACGGGGCGGTGAACGATGAGAAGCTCATCCGCCTGGGGTTTTTGGCGCCCGTTCGCAATGCACAGAAGATCGAGAAATACCCCCGCTGCGGCGAGTGTGGGGAATACTTTGAAACGGAGCAGGAGCGCACGGCCCATGGGGACCGGCGCCATGCGGCTCGCCCTGAGCGGATACGCACAGGAGCCCCACCTCCCCTGGCGGGCGCAGTTGAGACGTATGCGGCGCCTGGGATGCCAGAGGGCTACCTCTTGGACGATCTGACCGGGGATGATGAGGAGCGCCGCTTGGAGCGGGAAGCCCCGTTGCTCCTGGAGAACTCGGCTGCAAGCCGAAAGTGAAAGGATAAAGAGATGCCGAGTTATCTGGTCAGCGCAGGCTTTCAGGCCGATTCGATTACGGCAGGCACCGTGGCGGCGGCGGCGGTGGAGAAGCTGGGGCTGGGGATTCGCGTAGATCGGGCGACGAGCGACCTTCCCGCAACCACTAGCACAGCCATGTTTACGGTCACTGGCTACTGCATTGTGTACCAGTTCCTGGGGCTGGTCACGACGGTTGTGCAGACACAGGCATGCAACTATAGTTTAGAAAGTAACCCTACAGCGACAGGTGCAAATGTGGCGCTGTGCGGAGTGCTGAATATCAGTGCACTGGCTGTGGGGACACTCCTGGGCGTAACTGGAACGCTAGCCACGGCCATGACTTCCGGCCTGGCCATTATCGGACAGGTCACGCCATTGGTTGTCCAAGCCGGGACGATTGAGGCCAAGACTAGTGCTACTAATACAGGCCAAGTAGCTTGGTCCTGTTGGTACGCTCCGTTGTCTGCTGGTGCGTCGATAGTGGCGGCGTAAGGAGGTCCTATGGGCCAGCCATCGCGGTTTAACGGTTTCCGTGCCCTCAACCTCCTGGCGGCCACAACCATCACGACCGCAGCGGCGGATGTGGTCACGACGCCGATTACCGATTTGATTGGTATGCAAGTGGTGATGGCTGAGGCCACGTTTACCTATGGCTCTGGCGGGACGAGTGCGAAGTTCTGGCTTCAGACGTCGCTGGATTTTGGAACGACGTGGTTTGATATCGCCTGCTGGGCGTTTGCGACCACAACCGCTAGCGCAATTATGTCAACGCGGTCGTTTACCGCCGTGGCCGCCAATTATACGCCTACTGACGCTACTTTGGCCGATAATACGATCAAAGATGGCTTGCTTGGTGATCGGCTGCGTATCAAATACACGACGGTTGGCACCTATGCGACTAGTACGACGATTGCGATTACCGGCCTGTCGAAAGGAGGCTGGTAGCTATGACCTGGAGTTATGCGGCCCCTGGGGTCTCTAACAAAGATACGGTGCGGTTTTTCGTCCAGGACACGCTTGAGGATGAACCGCTAGTGCAAGACGAGGAAATCGAGTGGGTGTTGACGCAGTTTGCCGACGTGCGCCAGGCTGCTGCCCAGGTGGCAGAGAATATTGCGCGCTTGTTTGCCCGGCAGGCCAACACCAAGACGCCAGAGCTGAGCGTGGATTTTGCCGAGCGGGCGAAGCAGTATCGCGCGTTAGCGTCGCAGCTCAAGCAGGACAGTGCTGCATTGGGCGCTATTCCGTATGCGGGCGGTATCTCGTCCAGTGACAAGCTGGCGCAAGAAGCCGTCACGGATCGCGTCACGCCTGCCTTTGTGACCGCGCTGCACGATATCAGCCGCGAGGATGTGTTCCCATGAGTACCCTAGTGGCTTCGCGGGGCACCATTGCGGCGCGGCAGATGTGGGCAGTGTATCAGGTCCAGGGGCATTTAGTGGCTGTCACGATGCGCACGCGCGGCGTGCCGACCACGGACTACAGCACGGGGGCCATTACGCAGAGCAGCAGCGACCGTGTGGTACAGGGCATGCTGTGTGCCTACACCAACCGGGAAATTGACAACGTGCGCATCTATGCCGGCGATCAACGCGTGTATCTGCGCCTTACGGACCTTGCCGCCTTGCCGACGCTCCGGGATCAGCTCGTGCTGGACGGGGATGTGTGGGATGTCGTGGGCGTCGGAGATACGGCATCCGGTGCGATTCTGGACCTTCAGCTCCGGCGCGCGGGGGAGGTTAGCGCGTAATGGCGGCATTTGCCGTGGATATCAACGTCCATTTTCCTCAGCTTACCCAGTTTTTCACGCAACTCTTACACCGAGAGGAATTCCTTATGGCGACGCTTGCTGACGTGCAAGAAAAAGTGACGGCTATCGCGGCGGCGGTTCACAGTATCAATACCGGGCTTGACCGCGTGGCGACCGAGATTATGGACCTGAAAGCGCAGATTGCTGCCGGGGTCCCCGTGACCCAGGAACAGCTTGACGCTCTGGATGCGTCCTTGCAAGGCATTATGGCGGAAAGTGGTGATGTCGTGGCGGAGGTCGATACGCTGTAGCGTGTGCCCAGAGAGGAGAACTCGTGCCGGTCACTTTGGAATGGAATGACAAAGCCTTTCAGGCTCGGTTGCAGCGCTATATTGCCCAATTCCCTGAGCAGGCGGAGCAGGCGGTGTTTAAGGTGGCGGCACGGGTTCTCGCTGACACGAAGGTGGGATGGCCCGTCGATACAGGCTTTAGCCGTGCCGCCTGGGTCGGACCCCGCCGAGTAGGCGCGCTGGAGTATCAGCTCTCGAACAGTGCTCCGTACGCGGCGGTGATCGAGTACGGAGGATATAATCTCGGTCCCAAAACGGCTCCAGCTGGGGGAGAGACTCTCCCAGGTCGCATATATGTGAATAGGGGGAATTATCCTAGGCAGCGCCCGGCAGCGCCTGTCCGTCGGGCACTGAGCAAGAACTACGGGGTCATGGGTGAGGAATTGAAGAAGGCGCTGAGGTAAGCATGCCACAACTCCAGATTCCACGGTTTGACGGCGCTGTCCCTGTGTCTTTCTATGATGAGGACTACTTCTCTGGCGTCACGTCGAATTACCGCGACGCCTATACTTATGAGCGTTTCGGCTATCTGTTTCAGTGTCTCGCGGAGTGCCTGATCCGCTCCTACCCGCTCGCCAATAGTTTTCTGGATATCGGCTGCGCCTCGGGGTTCCTGGTGCAAGCGTTGCGAGAACGCGAGGTGCTGGCCTGGGGTATTGACTGTTCCGCCTATGCGATCAGCCAGGCCGATGAGGGAACACGGCCCTATTTAACCTGCGCCAATTTAGAGACTGTTGAGTTCCCCGTCGTCGATATCGTGGTGGCGTGTGAGACGCTGGAGCATCTGGCGGTCGATCAGCTCGGAAAGTTGTTGCCGCGTCTCATGGAGCGCACGATGTGCGGGCTCTTTGCCACGATGCCCATGCCGAGCATGCTCAATGGGCTGGGGTGGGAAGAGGCGCAGGCAGAACCGACGCATGTGAGCCTGTATGACCGGCCCTGGTGGACCGCAACCTTTCAGCAAGCGGGGTGGCGCGTTGGCGTGCATGAGGTGCTCGCTGCCCAGTATTTTCAGAACCACCCGCTGATTCTCGCGGCAGGCTGGTGTCCGTTCGTGGCGGGGGTGCCGGATGAGCGCTAAGTTACATCTCTGCTTCGTGTCGCATATTGGGGGACATACTGGCCTCGCAAGAGTGGCAGACAACCTCCTGCGCCTGCTGAGTGAGCATTGGCGCATTACCATTATCGCCGTGTCGATGCCCCATCCCAACTACGCCGTGTCCTGGGCCAAGGTCATTCCCGCATTGAGATTCCAGAACTGGATGGGCTCCTTTGTGTTACGGGAACTGGTGGAGACGGACCCGCCGGATATCACGGTGGCGTTTATGGACCCGTGGGTGTTGGAAGGGTTCCTGCGTGACGTGCCTGACGATCTGCCACTAGTGGGGTACCTGCCAGTCGATGGCCGCAATATGAAAGCGGCACCAGCGTTGGATAGGTTGGCGCACGCGATCTTTCTGAGTCCGTTTGCGGTGGAGGAAGCGCGGGCGGGCGGGTATCACGGCCCGGCTTCGGTGGTGGGGCATGGCGTCGATCTTGAGCTGTATCACCCGCTGGACAAGAGGGAATGCCGTGCGGCGCTCGGCTTACCACTGGATGCGACCATCATTGGGAATGTTGGGCACAACCAGCCGCGCAAGCGCTGGGACCTGACGCTCGAGGCGTTTGCGCTGTTGCGGGAGCGGTGGGAAGGGGACAAATGCGACACCCCCTTGTATCTCTATTGCCACTGTCAGCCGCACGACATCGGGTGGGATTTGCCGCAACTTGCCGACTGGATGGGGATTCAGGGCTCAGTGCTCTTCCCGCAGCGGATGGCGGCCTGTTTCGGCGGGGCTGAGGCGTTGCGTGCCCCGGCGGCGTTCGCCAATGGGTCAACCGTGGCTCGGGCTGTGCCGTTTGGCGCAGGGTATGACGAATCCTACATGCCCCTGGTGTATAACAGCCTCGATCTCCAGTGGTCGACGACTTGGGGTGAAGGCTTTGGCTTGACGACACTGGAAGGGATGGCGTGTGGCATTCCGCAAGTGGCGCCGAGGCATACGGCGTTGCAGGAATGGGCGGCGGCTGGAGCGTGTTTGCTGCCAGCCACGACGAGGGTTGTTGCGCCGGGTGGGCAGAACCTTGTCGGGGGCACGCTTGACCCGTTGGAGCTAGCGACGACGAGCCTTGAACTCCTGTGGCAACCGCGCGTGCTTGAAGGCTATCGGCGTATGGCGTTGGCGCTGGCCGCTGAGGAGCCGTTTCGCTGGGAGACGTGTGCGGCGCAGATGCACGCCATTCTGAAGCAGGAGGTGCGCAGTGGCGTTGCAAGCTGAGTCGAAGGCGAGCAATGTGGAGACCTCGTTGACGGTCTGGTTGCGGGCGCAGCTCGTGACGATGGCAGGGTTGACCGTGTTCATTGGGATGGAGGTGGCCACCACCCGTCCTAATCAGTGGGTCCAGCTTGATTACCTCCTGGGCTTGCGTGCTGATTTTGGGGGCCAGGTCGGTTCTCGGTTTGGCGGGCGGGCGCATGGCCTCTTGCAAACGTCGCTCTGCCTGAAGCGTGCCACGGTGACGGATGTATACGCGATGGCGAGGCTACAAGATACGGTCGCGGCATATCTGCAAGAGGGGCAGACGATTCCGCTGCGTGATTATGGGACGAGTGGCGGGCCGACGATTGGCGCCATTGAGTTAGGCGCTACCACCGTGAATGACACCGATACCGGGTTAGACTCCGGCGTGGTGGTGCGCGCCCTGACGACGGAGCTTATGCACAGTACCGCCTGGAGTCTCGTCTCATGAGCCGTCTCAGTGATCCCCCCTTGATGGATGACATGGTGCCGCCTGAAGTGGGCCCGGAAGCGATCTACCAAGGCGCGGCTGATCAGGCCCGGCTGATCGTGACGTTTCTCAAGACCCTGGAAGCGTATGGGCTGCCGCATGATGAGGCGTTGTGGCTCACAGCGCAGTTTTGGCGTTCGCAATAACGATGAAAGGAGCCTTACGTGGCCACTGCCTTGTATACCCAACGTCGGACGAGCATGCGGATTCTGGATGGTACGGGGACCCCGCAGTTCTTGACGCTCCCCTTTGTGCAGGTGGGGGGAACATTCCCCGTCGCGCGGCCTCGCCCTACTCAGCAAGTCTTTTTGAATCGTGACGTGCTGGATACCTATACCGTCTTTGTCCGTGGGTCTGATGCCGAGCTGGTGCAGCCGGTGCAGGTCACGTTTACCGCCTGGTTGGAAGAACAACTGGCGCGGGCGGTCATTGCCGCCTTGTCGAATCCCTTTGGCGCCTCGCCCTGGCTGGTCGGCACCGCGACGTTTGTCACGGCCATGGGCACGGGCGCGAGCATTATTAACGGCGCCGGTGGTACGTTTGCCGTCCCACAGTTTGGGGACGATCCACGCCATGTCCGCGTGCATGTGGAGCACCGTCTCGACGGGATCGTCTCGCTGACGAATGCCACCGTGTTCCGCCACGAAGAGTGCTATTTCCCTCCCAACTTACTGACTGTGACCTGGGGGGACCAATGTGTCCTCAGTGCAACGTACTGGTGTTATGGACGCATGAGTATGACGACGGTCTACACGAGCGGCACGGACCGCACCCCAGCACTTACCTAAGGAGTGTCTATGGCTGACGTGTTCTCGTTCCCTACGCCCTCCCCGAATGGCCCTGTCGAGACCTGGGGCGATGAGCGCCTGGACCTGAGTGACCCTGAGGCGTTTGTGACCGAGTTGGGCGCTGCCGAGCCGCTCTTACGGGCGGAGAGTGTCGCCACGATTCAAGTCGGCAAGCGGCGGCTGCAATTCAAAATCCGCTCCATCCCTCGCGCTGAACTGGAAGAGGGGATGCGGGTCTTGCGGCCCAAGACGACGTACCTCCGCGATGCGCAGGGCAAGTACATCCGCGACGAGGCTGGGAAATTGATCGAGGACGAAAATGCCCCGGAGCGGACCGCCTGGTACTTGCAGTTTGGCTACATGAAGACTCTGCTTGGCCTGGCGGAGCTGACCTTGCGGGATCGGACGGGCGCCATTGTTTGGCAAACGTCCGGCGAGGAACACCGCGACCTACGCGCCGCGATTCAAGCGCTCAAAGACACCGGGATCAGTACTCAGCATGTCGAAGACCTGAACAAGGCCATTGATGCCCTGACGACGGTGCAAGTAGACGAACGAGCCGAAGACCTCCTGGGAAACTCAGGCGGCGTTTAGGTATTCCTTTGAGCGTGTGGCATGAACTGATGGGCCGTTCGTCGCTGGAACTGGAGCCGGCAGCACGGGCGCCTGTCATGACCCCGCCCTGGTGGGAACGCCTGACGCCGCTGGCCAACGACTGTGAGATTGCCCTGGAACTGCTCCACTGCACTCCGGGGGAATATTATGCCCGTACCACGGACGCGGAGCGCCTCTTGATTAAATTGCACCTCGCCTACCGGAACAAGCAACGGGCGATGGCTGAACAACTCGCCGAGGCACGCGCCAATACCCCACCGCCCTTGGAGCCCTTCCATGGCTGAAGAACAACTCATTGCCACCATTCGGGCGGAGCTGTCCCAATTTCGCCAAGGGATGGAAGAGGCCGCACGTGTTGCACAAGACGCCTCGCGGAAAATGAAGCAATCGAGTGATGAGGCGGCGTCGGGCTTTGTGTCTATGGAGAAGGCCGTCTCTCTGGCGAAGACGACTCTCGCAGCCTTTGGCGTCACGGTGGGGTTGCAAGCGGTAGTCAAGCTGGGCACCGATGCTGTGCAAGCGGCGGTGAAAATGGAGTCACTTACAACGTCCCTTAAAGCGCTGACTGGTGGCGCTGAGGGGGCGCAGAGTGCGCTAGAGTTTGTCCGGGCTACCGCGAATCGTCTTGGGCAGGACTTCGGAGCGACCGTCACGTCTTTCCAGCAATTAATTGCAGCTTCGCGTGGGACAGCGCTTGAAGGGGACCGTATCCGCACGGTGTTTACAGCCGTCTCGCAGGCTACGCGGACGCTGGGTGTTAGTGCAAACGATACTAGTGGAATCTTCACCGCACTTGTTCAGAGTATCTCAAAAGGGACCGTGCAAAGCGAGGAATTGCGCGGGCAAATCGGTGAGCGTCTCCCAGGCGCGTTCAATATTGCTGCACGTGCGATGGGGGTTACGACATCGGAACTCGGGAAGCTGCTTGAGGCGGGGCAGGTCATTACCGAAGATTTCCTCCCGAAGTTTGCACGGCAGCTCCAGAAAGAATTAGGGCAGGGCTCCGAAGAGGCAGCGAAGACGGCGCAAGCCGCCTTTGCCAGGCTGGGCAATGAGACGCTCATTTTGTCGCAGAATATGGGGAAAGGGATTCTCGCGCTGCTGCAACCACTGGCAGAATGGACCACTACGGCTATTGCGGCAGTGAACAAGGTGAGTGCGGCACGGCAAGCGGAAGAGGAGCGGTTGAAGCGGTCAAACCCCTTGGCGTTTCAACCTGCGGCGCCCGCGCCTGACCTCAGCGAGGTCGGCCCTGAGCGCGTGCGCACGGCGGAACAATTTCGGCTGGCCTTGTCGCAGCGTCAAGACGAGTTGCAAGCGCTGCTCCGCGAGCAAGCGACAGCGCGCGCTTCCCTTGGGAAGGCGACTGGCAGTCCCTTCTTCAGTAGTACGTTTGGGTCTCCCACGCAAATCCAAGCGGAGATGGAGGGGCGGGCGAGCCAGATTACGAGACTTGAAGAGCGTATTCAATCACTCAAGACGTCCTATGAGGAGTTCCTGAAAGTCTCGGAGAAGGTGGCCAAGCAAAGCGCGACCGGCTTTCCTGAAGAGAACCCGCTGCTGCCCAAGCTTGAGGATATTGAGAAATTTCGCGGGCTCTTGAAAGAGTTGGATCAGGCGAAGAAAGAGGCCAGTCTGCGGCCATCGCTCTTCCCTGATATTCTCCCGAAAGATGCTGTTGAGCGTGCGACAGCTCTGCAACAGGAAGGGGAAGAGCGCGTCAAGACGCTGCGTAAAACGATTGATGCCCTTGTTGAGTCGTTTGCGAAGTCCCCAGGGTTTCTGGAAACGCTTGAACCGAAAGAGCGTGCCTCTCTTAAAGCGTTACAAGAAGAATACGCAGGAGCGCAGCGTAACGCCTTGAAGCTGGGTGAGACACGCGATAGTCTTGCTGAGCAAGCCAAGGAGGCCGAACAGGCTGCCCGCGCCCGCGAACGCGAAGACAAACAGTTTGCGGAGGCACGCCTTGACCTGTTTGCCAAAGCGGCGAAGGCGGAAGCAGAGCAGGCGGAGGCTGCAACAAAGGCGGCCTTTGAGGAAGTGAAGGCACGGTCGACCGCGCTTGCTGCGCAAGAGGACTACAATCAGGCGCAAGAAGAAGCGTTAGCCCGTCTGGATCAGCTCGAAGCCCGAAGCATTTCACAGTTTGAGGGCCGCCGCGAACGCTTGCGGCAACAAGTCCGTGATTATGAAACCGCCTTTGGCGCGACAGAGCGAAGCGCCGCAGTCCTGGCGAAAGGGCTGGCCAAGATCGACCAGGACGAGACCCGCTTTAATGCGGAGGAACTGAAGAAGCAACAGAAGGACTATGAGCAGTTTGCCGCAGGGGTGACCCGCAGCTTGAGTGATAAGCTGTTTGACGTGTTGTCCGGCAAGGTGGCGTCCTTTAAGGATCTGCTCGGTTCGATTAAAGACACGTTCCTGCGTGTGCTGGCCGATATGGTGGCGGCAGCCGCAGTCACTAGCCTCTTTGGCACCTCCGGCAGCAACACGGGTTTTCTCGCGCTGCTCACAGGCAATCGTGGGACCACTGGTGGCGTCGCGATGCCGGCCACGGGGGGTGGCTTGCTGGGGAGTTTGTTCAGGGCGTTCGGAGGCGGACAGGACACGACGACGACGCAGGCGTCGACCACGGCAGGCTTGCCAGGCGGGACGAGTGGTGGGGGTGGAGGCGTCGGGGGAACGCTTTCCTCGATCTACGGCTACGGGAAGCAAATCTATAATCTGTATAACGCGATCTTTGGCGGGAGCACGGCAGCGACTGCGGCGCAGATCGCGGCAGGGCAAAGTGTGTTGGGCGGAGGCTCTGGAGCGGCGACAGCTTTTTATGGGACGGAAGCCGCCACGGCGGCGGGGCTCTTTGGGGCTGGCACTGGAGCGGCAACGCTGGGAGCGACCGCCCCGACAGCGTTCTACGGTACGACGCAGGCCACGGCAGCGAGTCTCTTTGGTTCAGGAGCCACCTCGGGCGCTACCAGTGGCGGCGGGGGGCTTTTGGCCAGCGCGCTTGGTCCTACGGCTGGAGGGCTAGTCGCTGGGGCTGGCTATGGCGTAGGAACTGGTTTAGCCGCGAGCCAGTTGCTCTCCCTCGCTGGGCTGCATGGCACCGGCAATACGACATTGGCGGGGGCCACGGGCGGCGCGGTTGCAGGGGCGTATGCCGGAAGTGTCGTCTTTCCTGGAGTTGGCACGGCTGTGGGCGCGATTGTCGGGGCCGTCGTGGGGGCCATTGGCGGCTTTCTCGCAGGCGTGCTCGGCAAAGAGCCAGCCCCCCCTGGCTTTACCGCTCCCGCAGGCTCCGGCACGGTCCCCACGTTTAGCACCAATCAGCTTGGACAGGTCATCCAGACGACGGGCTTTCGTCCGCAAGTGGGCGGCGCCGCGCTCTCGGCGCAGGGCTTGCAAACGATCCAGAACGC